GTAGCCGTCTGGGCTAAAAAAACGCCCTCATTAAGCGCACCTTTGCGTAGATTGCATGACTTACACAGCACTCTTAGATTATCTAAGCTGTGGTCTCCACCTGCTTTGCGTGGAATGATGTGGTCGATGTGCATCTCGCCCTCATCTGTGCCACACAACTGACAAGTTCTGCCATCACGCATGAACACACGCTCTCGCTGTGCTCTGTAGCGTCTGGAGTTAATCTCGTCTAATGCCATCCCTTAGCCTTCCAATGATCATAAGCCTTGCAAGGCGTTGAGTACCTATGCTTAATGTAGCGCAATCCCCACTCTACTTGTTGTATTGGTGTAGCTGTTAATAGCCATACTGACTTACCTTGTGGTATGCCTACTGTTCCACTGCTCTTGTTATAAGCCTTGTAATTCCATGCTGACTCTTTACCATAAAGAATAGCTAAGCATTTATACTGAGTTAAATCATTGAGTGAATAATAAGCATACTGTTTAGGTGTCATTTTTATTTGGCTCATGTTAGAGCTACCTGCTGCAGGCATAAAGCATAGAGCTATCCCAATACCTGCAAGCACCCCCCGAGCGATCCGCCTCAGCGGCTCGGGGTGAGCCTTTGAGAGGCTCTGCCCTGTCAGGGTACCATCGTTGTCAAATCCATTTACATAACTGCTGGTCAGAGCGGTGTGTCGCTTCATTGAGACCTCCTTGTTATGCCCTGTGAATAACTTCTGTGGATAACTATTTATCCGTTGAGTAGAAGCCCTTACCCTTGAAATGAACAGCAGATGAACTGATTGCCTTAACCATTGGTTCATTACAATAAGCACATAAGATCATTGGTCGATTGTTCCATCCATGATGGACTTCTTGACTGAGATTGCATCTGGCGCATTTGTAATCGTAGGTTGGCAAGTTAAACACCTCTGTATCATGTAAGACCCACAAGCTGAGCAGCGGTCAATGTCTGCCTCTGTAGGTTCGCTAGTAATGTGACCGTATTTTAATTGAAGTAGTGGCAAGAGATCACCCAATCGAATAACGCATGCATAGTCCTCTGCGTTTTCAGCTTGTCCATTGAGTCTGAGACATGCAAATCCCAATTCCCCCGAAATGGATGTGCGAGCCTTCAGCTGCTTTATGTATGCAAGAGGTTGAAATCCAGCGCGGGCTTTGACTTCAACATCGAACGGCACATTAACAACATCCTTGCCACTACCTCTTCCCACACATGCGCCTGCCCACACAGTCGATAGGTACTGTGCAACAACTCGCTCTGTGCGGAAACCTCTGTGCTTTCTTGCTTGACTAGCCATTACAGTTCGTCATAACAATTACCACAAACCCACCAAGCATGAAGTTCTAACAACTCAGATTCAGGTGTCAGATCCTCACATCTGGAGCATTTGATTAAAGACTCTGGATAATGCGCCAGAGTTATAAACTCTTTAGCCATTTACTGCTTTGCACTTAGCACATTGCCATGTGACAATGCCATTGACTGAGTCAGATGAAATGTCCTCTAGCTCACGGATCTGAACTGGCTCATTGCATAACTGACAAGCGATGAACGCTGACATGAGGTCAAGCCATTCACCATTGATCTTAATTCCTACATGTCCCATTATACTCTCGCTTTCTGTGGTTGCCATTTACCATCACTGCCTAACACATACCATACTGCTGGACACTTACCCTCAAAGCCTGCATGTCCTAAAGCTGTGCATTGGTATGCTGCCCAGTCTTTGCCCGTCTTTGCACTGTGTCCAGTCTTCCAAATCATAGATCCATGCTTGCACTGTGGCACTTCAGCAGCTTCTTCTGTTCCCATAACTGCTGCAATGTTCTCCATAGCCTTTTCAAGTGTCACTGGAGCATCTACAACCTTCATGTATTCATTGACTGGAGTGGTCCAGTAGTCCTGAACATCTGCAACAGCAGGCTTAACAGGTTTCTGTGCTACCACCTTGCTCATCTCTTCGCGGCTTGGTCTCTTTCCTTTAGCTGCATAACCTGCATTTGCAAGCGCTCTGCCGATCGCTGAAGTCTCGCAATTCTCCAATGCTGAAGTCGAATTAACACCTCGATCAGTAATTTTCTCTTCAGCGTACCCTGTTGCCCAGCTAAGGCTGTCGCTAGTAGTCTTAAATAGATACGCCTTAACGATGTATCGATCTCTTTCGACCACTTCCAACTCAGTTGCAATGCGGAAATCTGGATAGTCCTTAATAAACTTTTCAAGTCTCACCTCGACTGTCTCGTAATCGGCTAAATTAAACATAGAGTTCGTTCTCCTCTGTGGCTAGTTGTCCAGCCAGTGCGCCATAGCTGCATAGATCAATCCAGTTGTCTATGTGCTGTGCAGATTGATTTGTCCTAGCCAGTTTAACCAAGACCATAATGCCTGCCACCTGATAATCATGGATAGGCATCTCTAAGTATGCACTGAGCAGCATTGCTGTGTGTTCTAGGTTGTCGGCAGGATGTCCGTACTGAAGCCCACGATCTCGGATTGTGTCGGTGGCCGTTAGTAAGATTTCATTGGCTCTCATTTATCGGCCAAGCTGCGGCCTAGATTGCGAGCCTTATGCCAGCCTTCTCTGCGACCATCCTTGAAGCCTTGTGAATACCAGATAACATTCGAGATCAACAGCAATCCCATCATCCCGATAATTACTACTGAATTAATCATGCTGCTACCTGCTTTGATAGTAGAAGCTCTGCAAGCTCTAAAGCTGTTATCTTGCCATTGTCAAACATTTCACATACATCTTGTATAAATTGGTTTGTCTCGATGTTCATTTTGTACCTATCTGCAACAACGCCCTCGGTTGCTTACAGACTTAGAGTCTCACGCTCATCTGACATGGTCAAGCACATTTAGGTAACGAAACGATAACGATTATCGAGGTCTGCCGTAGGACTTTCCAGACACAATAAATGTGCCATCTTTCTCAATGTTGATTAGATCTACCTGCACCTTAGATCCATGCACATACATGATGGCAAAGGCTTGCTGCCAGTTCGCTACGCCCTTTGTGTAAGCAGCTTGCTTAAAGTCCATTAGATTACCTACCTCAACACCATGCAGAACACGCCCTATACGGCCTCCAGAGGCCTCTGAGAAGGCCGAACGCCCTGCTCTGTGTGTATGTCCTGAGATAACATTCTTGCCATGCCTACGAGCCGCTTCTAGGGCTGATAGACCCCCTTGTGGCTTGATTGGCGTGTGATCTCCATGCACTGCAATCCAGTTAGGAGCAATAGGCATAGGATTCTTATGGAAGGTAATGCCTAGCTCATCAAACTTCATAAACTTCTCAAAGCGAAGCTCTGGCAATGCACCGAAGGCAGGCACTTTAGCCATGATGATGTTATACAGGCGATCAGTGTGATTGCTGCGGATGCAATCTGTAACTCCTAAATCCCAGAGAAGCTGCACAGCCTCATTACGATCATCATCTAGCGTCTGGGCATAGCTGCCCATGCGACCTTCTTCCCACTTGCTAATCTGTGGTAGGTCAATCTCATCGCCTATTGTGACTACTTGATCTGGCTTAAACTTTGTGATGAAGCTTGCAAGGTTACGAGTTGCAACCCTGTCATGGTAAGGAACTTGTAAGTCCGATACGACAACGATTCGCTTAATCGTCATCCTCATCTTCGTAGTCACCAAAGCGTTCTGGCTCTATAGGATCTGGCAAGATCCAAGCAGGATAAGCAGAACGCTCCACGATGATGCCCAGCACAGTCTCTTCATCAAAGCCTGCACGCTTTAGAGATTGAGCGAACTCATACATCCCAATACAATAAGCATCAAGAGCTGAGTAATCTTGCTCAACTAGATTCTTAGTTGCTTTTCTTGCCATAGCACAATGTTACCTGTCAAGAAGTATGTTATAGATCTCATCGACTCGCGTGTTGAGTCTTTTGATCTCTGAGAGCAGATGAGTAATGACATAGCCTGCAAGACCACCAATGACTAGCAAGGTGCTTATGTAAAGGCTAAAGAAATCTGTTTGGCTCACTTTTTAGGACTCGCATACCCAAACACTCCTGCAACTATTGCGCCCAGAATGTGGCGATAGTCCAAAGAGAAGTTAGATGTCGTTCCCCATACTGCTAGGAACGCTCCGACTGCAATAACTACTGGGTGCTTCATGTTCATTATTCTCCGCCTAACATAGATACTTGAAAAAAAGCCCCGTCATTATCAGCTTCTTTCTTAAAGCTGACATGGCAGTGCTTAACATGTTTGTTAGCCCCTGTGTA